GGCAGCTTTCTCTCCCCCCGAAAAAAATGGCTAGACCTGCGGAAACACATGTGCGTAATTTTCAGCCGCACGTTTTCGCCCTGAATTGACCCCTTTTACAGCGGTGTTGCGCCCGTTTTGCCCTGTTAATAGCCGTTCTACTTCGTGTTTTAGGGAATTAGCCCATGCCTAAAATTCTGGTCGATGGTGTCGAGTACGCGGAGTTAGCGTCCTCGGTTTCCAAGCCGTCTTTTGGGGTTGCGATTACTTCCAGAAATCGGCATGAAGTCTTGGCTGAGACTTTGGCGGCTTTCAAGCGTTTTACACCCTCGGATGTTCCCGTAGTGGTGGTCGATGATGGATCTGATTTTCAGGTTTCGGTAACTGATCCTGCTGTCTCCGTCATTCGACATGAGTCAGCTCTAGGTATTCCGCGGTCCAAGAATGTCTGTATCTCGGCTCTGATGTCTCGGGGTGTTGACCACCTGTTTTTGTTCGATGACGACACTCGGCCGGCTGCTGATGAGTGGTGGTTGCCTTATTTAGTCTCGGCTGAGCCGCATTTGCAGCATTCGTGGATCCGGGATGCCCGCGGCCGGCAAATACCCAAGATGAATGTGTTGTATCAGGATTCTGGCTTGGTTGCTTATGCCTGGTCTATGGGGTGCATGTTGTACCTGACGGCTGATGTAGTCCGTCGTGTTGGTGGAATGCGGCCCGAGTTTGGGTTGGGCATGGATGAGCATGGCGAGTTTAGCCAGCGCATCTACAATGCTGGCCTGACATCGTTCGTGCATCAGGATATTCCTGGTTCCGATGCGCTGATTTGGGCTGCTGATCGGTTTGGGGCGGTTTCGCGGACTCTTTCTGCTGGTGACCGTGCTGCTTTACTTGAGCGCAATGAGGCTTTACGGCTTTCTTTGGCAGATGATTCGTCTTTTGTTCCGTATGGTTCCCGGAATTGCATTTTGACGTCGTATTTTACGTCTGTTGTGGATGTTCAGCGTGGTTGTCATCTGCCTAATGATTCCCGTGTGCTGGACCCGCTACGTTCGTCGGCCGCCGGCCAAGATCTTGTGTTGTTGACCGATGTTCCTGGTGTTGTTTTCGACGGTTTCACTGTCTGTCGGGTGGAATCTCCGTTGTCTGCCTATGAGCAGCGTTGGATTTCTCAGTGGCAGTGGTTACGGGATAATCCTGATGTTTGCTTTGTGTGGCTTGTTGATGCCAGCGATGTGTTGCTGCTTAATGATCCTTTTCCGGCGATGCGCTCGGGTGTTTTGTATTGTGGCTGGGAGATGGAAGTTGTTAATTGCGATTGGATTCGTAGCCATTCTCCCAATTCTTCGAAGTGGGTTGAGGCGAATAGTGGCCGCATGTTGTTGAATTGCGGTGTTGTGGGTGGGGATCGTGCGACTGTGATGCAGTTGTGCCGAGACATGGTTGATTTGTGGGTTTCGGGGGATAGGTCTGATCCGGTAGAGGAAATGACGTATTTCAACATCGCTGCGTCGAAACATCCGAATGTGGTTTCGGGTATTCAGGTGACTACTTTGTTTAAGTCTGGTGCGACTTCTCATCCGTCGGCGTGGTTTGCCCATAAGTGATGGGTGTGGTCTGAGTGATCCGCATTGGGATTGTTGCCCATACTTCTCGGGCTGATGCTGCTCACGAACTGTTTGCGACTGTGGGCGCCAGTTTTTTGTCGATGGATAACGGTCGACTTGGCTGCGACGGCAATCACGACCGGGTGCATCGCTGGCTTGTTTCTCAGCCGAGTGTTTGGTCGGTTGTGTTGGAAGATGATGCCGTGCCTGTGCCTAATTTCAGGGCTCAGCTTGAGGCTTCTTTAGAGCATTCACCGGAGCCGTTGGTTTCTTTGTACTTGGGACAATCTAGGCCGCCGCAGTACCAGGCAGCTATTGGTCGTGCTGTCGAGGCGGCGCAGCGGGAGGGCGCCGACTGGGTGTCGGCAGATCGTATGTATCACGGTGTGGGGTATGCGGTGAGGACAGATCTGCTGCCTGGGTTGGTTGGCTGGAGAACCGGATTGCCGGTTGACGAACGTATCAGCGAGTGGGCGTCCTGGTCGGGTTTGGATGTGTCCTATTGTGTGCCGTCACTGGTTGACCACGCGGATTGGCCGACAGTGATTGCAGTGCATAACGATGGTCAGCCGCGGCCGGCGGGCCGAGTGGCGTGGAGTGCAGGGGCTCACGCTAATTGGTCAAGTAAGTCGGTGTGGGTTGATCAGTAATCGTCGGGGTAAGACGAAGACGCAAACGCAGTTGGGTTTGGGTTGGCGTCATCAGCAGCAGCGCACAATTTTGATGCGCAAGCTCATCGACGGCGAGTTGTGTTGGTGGTGCGGGCTGGCGTTGAGGAAAGAGCCCACCAAGAATTGGGATGGGCGGCCGTTGGCTGCGGATCATTCACAGGCTCGGGCTTTGGGTGGGATGCTCGCTGACAGGCTGCTGCACTTCACCTGTAACTCTCAGCGCGGCTACGGAAACCGGGACCACAAACGTCCAGCGGTGACTGGTGTCCAAGTTGATTGCCCGGATGTGCAGTCTGACTTGGCTATGGATTGGTGATGTTGTTTCTTGTTACCGGGCCGCCAGCGGCAGGTAAATCGACTTGGGTGCGCCAGAACGCTAAATCGGGCGATATAACGATTGATTACGACGCCATCGCAGCGGTTCTGACGCCCCTCCAAGAAGGTTCCCGTGTTTACCCGAAGCATGTTTCTGCGGTGACTCAGGCAGCCCGCAGAGCTGCCATTGACGCTGCTCTTGACTACAAGGACTTAACAGATGTGTACGTGATTCATTCGACGCCGTCCGAGAAGATGATCAAGTTTTATCAACGGTTGGGGGCGAAGATCGTTACTGTGGATCCGGGCCGCGAGGTGGTGTTGTCTCGGTGCGACAAGCAGCGTCCTTGGCAGATGAAGCAGGTCGCGAACCGTTGGTATCAGAGCAGAACCACTGATGCTGTCGAGTCGGTGGCAATGCCGTGGTAGAGGGCAGGTCTGGTGTTTCGGGCGCTGAAGATGATGTTGCGGCGTTAGTGGCGTTGCGAGATCGTCTTGCCGTCGAGATTGATTGCACCGATTCAGCGCAGATACTTGCAGTTTTAAGTCGCCAGTTCATGGCGGTGATCACCCAGCTTGCGGAACTGAAGCCCACAGCACCTTCAAGAGTGGATGAAATTGCTGACAAATACGCACGAAAACTTAAATCTATTCGGGGTGCAGACACCTCGGATACGGAACCTTCCGGCGGCGCAGCACAGTCTCGGTGATGCCGCCATTGAGTTGGCTGCGTCTTTCGGACTGATACTTGATCCTTGGCAGCAAAACGTCCTGAATGATGCCTTGCTGGTCAAGGATGACGATGCTTCTCGCTGGGCTGCGTTCGAGGTTGGGTTGGTCGTCAGCCGGCAGAACGGGAAGGGCGCAATCCTTGAGGCCCGCGAACTGGCGGGTGCGTTGCTGTTCGGCGAGAAACTGATTGTTCATTCCGCGCACGAATTCAAGACCGCCAAAGAAGCGATGCGTCGTCTTGAAATGTTGTTGGCTCGCGCGGGGGAACCTTATCGGGCTAACCGGTCGCACGGCGAAGAGTCGTTGGAGTTCAAGAAGACTGGCGCCCGGGTGATGTTTCAGACCAGAACGAAGGCTGCTGGCCGCGGTTTGAGTGGCGATCTGATCATCTTGGATGAGGCAATGATCTTGTCCAGTGACGCTGTTGGTGCGCTGCTGCCGACAATGTCAGCGAGGCCCAATCCGCAGTTGTGGTACACCGGTTCGGCTGTCGATCAGGTAATTCACGCCAATGGAACGGTGTTCTCCTCGGTGAGAGAACGCGGACTGTCCGGCACTGACCCGTCGTTGTGTTGGCAGGAATGGTCGTGTGTTCCCGGCGCGGACTTGGACGACGCCGAACAATATGCGATCAGCAATCCCGGCTTGGGTTACCGCATCCAAATGGAGCATGTTCGCAACGAGCGGCGCGCTCTTTCGCATCAGCCCAAAGTTTTCGCTGTCGAAAGAATGAGCATCGGTGACTGGCCGGCGCTGGGTGACGTTGATTCGGAAATCCCTTCCGACACGTGGTCCGAGATGGTGCAGATCAGCCCGGAACTTGTTGGGCCGAGAACTATTGCGGTCCACAGGTCACGCGACCGGCGCCGCTGGTCTATTGCTGCCGCGCAGCGCACCATCGGCAACAAAGTTCACGTCGAGATTGGTCCCGTGCAAGAAGGATCACACACCGACGTGGCCGAATATTTGGTCGACAAAATAGCCCAATGGAACCCAGTCGCCCTGGTCATTGATCGCCGCTCGTCAGCGATGGCGTTGGAGCCATTACTGCTCGACGCCGGCATCGAACCTACTATCACCAACTCAACAGACTTGGCGTTGGCGTGCGGAGGTTTCCTAGACGATGCCCTTTCGGGGATGCTGTCGCACAGTAACCAGCAAGTGTTGACAAGCGCATCAGCTAACGCGCGTAAACGAGAACTCCCCGGCGGCGGCTTCGCCTGGTTTGAGGACTCCGAAGGATCAACCACCGCCCCACTCATTGCTGCCACGTTGGCGCACTGGGCTCTCATTTCGATAGCGAAACCACCTACAGGCCCACGATCATCACCCGTCGTGGAAACACGAAACCCCGAAACCGAACTTGATGTCTTTGCGGCTTTCTAATGAAAGGAGGCAACTGTGGCGAAATCGCCTCCCGTGACTGAACGTGGCTACGTCAACCCGCTCGGCGGTATCATGTCGGGCTGGTCGCAAGACGGCAACCAGTTCGAAACCAACGATGACCTGCTGTGGCCTCGGTCTATTCAAACGTTCACGCGCATGGCCCGCGACGATTCACGCCTGTCATCCATTTTGCAAGCCGTGTCGTTGCCCATCCGGTTAACGTCATGGCGGATTGATGCGTGTGGTGCGTCCGAAGAAGTGACCAAGCATATTGCCGAAGACTTGGGTTTGCCTATCGTCGGTGAAGACGACAGTTACACGCACCGCCGGTCCAAGGGCAGATTTTCGTGGGGATCGCATCTTCAGCAGGCTTTGACGTACCTGCAATTCGGGCACTCAATCTTCGAAACGATCTACCGCGTCGACAACGGCCGCATTCACTTGGCGAAACTGGCCCCGCGTCCGCAGTCCACGATTGCGTGGTGGAACGTGGCCCGCGACGGCGGCCTCATCAGCATTGAACAATGGCCGGCAGGCTTGTTCGTGACACCCGGGTTGAGTGTGTCATCGCCTGCGGGTGGACGTTCAGCCATCCCGATCAATCGCCTACTGGTGTATGTACGCGACCCCGACCCTGGTGTGTGGCACGGCAACTCCATCTTGCGGCCCGCTTACAAAAACTACGTCCTCAAAGACGAGCTGCTTCGCATTGAGGCTGCCGCTGCTCGACGTCACGGCATCGGTGTGCCAGCGGCTTGGGCGCCACCAGATGAGTCCAACGACCCTGAACGGGTAGCTGAGTATCAGAAGGCAGCCTCGGCCTATCAGGGCGGCTCAAGTGCCGGCATCGGATTGCCGGCCGAAGCAAGATTCGAAATCTTGGGCCCGACCGGTGCCCCGATGGATCCTCGGCGGGCAATCGAGTACCACGACCATCAGATGGCGTTGGTGGCGTTGGCTCACTTCCTCAACCTTGACGGCAAGGGCGGCTCCTATGCGCTTGCAAGCGTGCAGCAGGACACCTTCGTCCAGGCTGTCGGGGCTGTCGCGGAAAACATTCGCGAGATTGCACAAGCCCATGTCATTGACGACATCGTTGACTGGAACTACGGCGAGGACGAGCCCGCCCCGCGGCTGGTGTTCGATGCGATTGGCTCCCGCCAGGACGCTACGGCTGTTGCTATGCAGCAGCTTGTCTCTGCTGGCTTGCTGACACCGGACACCAAGCTGGAGTCTTTTGTTCGCCAGATGACTGGGCTGCCGGCATCGGAGTCGTACACCGAAGACGATTCACCAGAAGAGGTTGAAGAACCCGACGTTGGGCAGGGTGTCGAACCGCCGCCGCAAACACTGTCCAATAAGAACGATTTGAGGTTGTTTGATGTTTGACGAAGAGACAGCAGCGGACCATCCCCGCTTCGCAATTAGCAACAGCAAGACAGGATCAGCGGAAGTGCTGATCTACGACGACATCAACTCGGCTACCTCGGGGCCGTTCGTCAGGGCACTGAAGGACTTGAAAGCCGACACGATCACCGTGCGTATCAATTCCTCGGGGGGCAACGTCTTCGATGCCATTGCGATGAGCAATGCGCTGCGCGACCACCCCGCTCGGGTTATTACAGTCGTTGACGGTTTAGCGGCCTCTGCCGCATCATTCATCGCCACTGCCGGCGACGAAGTTGTGATGAACCGCAACTCGGAAATGATGATCCACAATCCCAAAGCCGCCACCAGTGGTGGATCCACCGACATGCGGCAACTCGCTGACCGGCTCGACGCAGTACGCGACAACATTGCCTCGATGTACGTGTCGCGTGCCGGCGGCACGGTCGAAAAGTGGCGTGAAGTTATGGCCGCAGAAACGTGGTACAGCGCTGAAGAAGCTGTCGCCGCTGGCCTAGCTGACCGAGTGTCCGACCAGCCCGCTGTCACCAATTCCTACGACCTGTCGACGTTTACCTACGCCGGCCGATCCAACGCACCAAAGCCCCTAGATGTTCAGCCCATTCACCCCACCGACTCGGGCTCCGAGTCATCACCTAGAAAGGAAGGTGGCGCAATGCCCACCTTGCACGAGGGGCTCGCGGAGCTGTTCGGTGTTCCTACCGACGCTGACGACGAGACCATTCTGACCGCAGCCAAGGACGCTCTCGAAGAGCGAACCGCCGCTGAGGAACCCGCCGCCCCGGCGGAACCCACCATTGAGCAGGCGGCGGCCATCGCGGCCAAGTCGGGCCTGACGCTGGTCAACTCCGAAACCCTCGCAGCGTTGCAGGATCAGGCCCGTGCGGGCGCTGAAGCCCGCGCGTTGCAGGTCCGCGAATCGTTCGAGCGGATCGTTGACTCGGCCGTCAGCGACGGTCGGATCGCCCCGGCCTCTCGGGATCACTGGCTGACGCAACTCGCGGCCGACCCCGAAGGCATCCAGAACGTGATCTCGGCCCTGCCGGCCGTCATCCCGGTGACCGAGTTCGGTCACGCCATCAGCAACAACGACGCCGACGACGATGACAGCCTGTACGGCCGTCTGTTCGGCCTGAGCGCAAAGGACGCCTCAAATGCCTGAGTATTCCCCTCTTTTCAAGCCGGGTGCCGAGTTCACCAGTGCTACCTCCGCGGCTGTCACGGGCGGTCAGGTGCTGATCGTTTCCGGTGAGAAGACCGTGGCAGCATCCTCGGCGGCCTCGGCTGCCGTTCTCGGTGTGGCCGGCTTCGACGCCGCCACTGGCGAGTACGTCACGGTCATCACTGCTGGTGTGCATAACTTGGCTGCCAGTGGCGCGATCACTGCTGGCGCTTCCGTTGCGGCAGCGGCGAGCGGTGCAGTTGCCGCCCACTCGGGCACCAACTACAGCACCATCATCGGGGTTGCGCTCGGCGCAGCCGCCAACAACAAAGTCCTCGTCAAGCTGACGCTGGGCTGACCGGCACACACGAAAGCAGGAAACAGACATGCCGTACACCTATCCCCCCGCAGCCCCGTCGCTGTCGGGTGACGTCTTATCCATCAACCGGTTTCTGGCCAACCCGACGCTGGTGGCCCGTCGCCTCCGCACTCTCGCTGAGCAGCGCTTCATCTCCGATGCACTGCTGACACAGCGGATGCAGGCTCAGGGCGGTTCCGTGCTGTACGAAACGGGCGAGTCGATCTACACCGACACCGCACCCGATGGTGTCAGCCCCGGTGCCGAGTACCCGCGTACCGCGGTCAGCCACGGCACCGCCTCGCTCGCGAAGACCACCAAGTGGGGTTCGGATGTCGAGGTCACCGACGAAGCCATTTCTCGGCAGTTGATCAACCCCGTTGACCGGGCGTTCGAGAAGCTGGTCAACCACATGGTGAAGACCGTCGACTCGGTCGCGATGTCCGCGATCAACTCGGCCATCACACAGACCACTGCGTGCCTCGCGCCGTGGAATGGCAGCGGATCTGCGCCGCAGATCCTCCGCGACGTGGTTCGGGCGAAAGCCAACATCACCAAGCTCAATCAGGGTTTCGAACCGGACACCCTGGTCATTGATGATGCGACCTACGCCAACTTCCTGTCCGACACCGCTATCGCGGGGCTGCTGCCGCGTGAGCAGACCAACACCCCCGTGCAGACCGGTTCGTATCTGGTTGTTGCCGGCCTCCGGGTGCTGGTTTCGCCCAACGTCCAGAACGGTGGCACCAGTTCCGCTATCGCCCTGGTCCTCGACTCGCGGGCGTTGGGTGGCATGGCCGACGAGAACATCGGCGGCCCGGGCTACGTTTCAGCGAACGGCGTTGGCGTGCAAGCCAAAACCATCCGCCAGGACGAAGCCGACAAGTGGCTGCTGCGGGCCCGCCGCGTCACCGTGCCCATCGTTCTGGAGCCGTCCGCGGCTTGGAAGATCACGGGCGTAGCCAACGTCAACGGCAGCTAATGCCGGCGTATCGGGTGAGTGCCCCCCTCGTGTTGGTCCGGGACGAGGAGGGCCGCACCCACCACTGTTACGAAGGTTCAGTGGTGGATGTGGTTGACACAGCTCACGCCCACTATCTGCTCGGATCGGGCATGGTGAGGTCGGTTGAGGCACCCGAACATGCGGTGGACACGCACACAACTGTCAGCGATCCTGATGAGCGTGGCGCGCGTCCACCGCATGTGGCCGCGAAAGCACTGTGGATTGACTATGCGGTGCTGCAAGGGTTTGACCGGTCGGAAGCCGAGTCAATGACAAAAGAACAACTCGTCGCATCGTTGGCGTGAAACGTGTCTGCACCTGAGTGCGAATTTGACCCAGAGTTCGATGACTGGCCTCATGTTGAGGAAGCCACCCAAGTGTGGGTTGAGTTCGCTGTGAGCCGCGGCGTGAAGCGTAACGCTGCGTCACGGATGGACAAATCCGATCTGATCAAATGTTTGACACGTCTCGACAACACAAGTGAGTAGGTGAATTTAGCGTGCCTGAGCCATTCGTCACTGTCGAAGATTTCGCTGATTCATTCCGCCCATTGAAGCCGTCTGAGCAGCAGCTCGCGGAGTGGCTACTGGAAGTTGCCTCAGACTGGATCAGGGACAAGAAGCCGACAATCTCCGACGACAGCGTGGCTGCTAAACTTGTTGTCACTGAAGTTGTGTCAAATGCTCTGCGCTACAACAAGTATTCGCCGTTCAGTTCGTTCAATGAGCAGACCAGTCACAGCACACTGTCTGGTACCTTTAGTCACGACTCGGCCGGCCTAGATTTTACTGACCGTCATCGCGACATGCTCGGCATCAGTGTGCAATCTCCGCCTAAGTATTCGTTCCCGGCAAACGACTACTGATGAGTCGCATACCTGGGTCACTTGAGGTGACGATTGTCAAAAAGCCGCCCGGTTCGACTGTGCGTAGCTTGCCGACTGATCCTCTGCCTGCGGCGCCGCAACTCATTGTCAAGCATGGTTGTCACGTCGAAACGCAAAGCCAGACCGAAAACGTTGGCCTGTTCGCGATCAACACGGAACTGGTGTGGATTTTCATGCCACCCGACGACGACACAACTGCTATCACGTCAACTGATGTTTTGCGGTTCGCTGGCCGTGACTATCAGATGCTCGGGCCGGCGTCGACCGAGTACGGCGTCGACGGTGATGCTGTCCAGGTGTGGTGCATTGCGCGATGGGAAGCGAGCTAAATGGCGCGCACAAAAGTTGATAAGTCAGCCGTTCAGATACAGAACCTACTCATCGAGAGAGCCCGCGAGGATGAGTCGATGCGCCGCGAGCTTCTGCTGTTTTCGCGTCGAGTCCACAAATACTGGCGCCGCATTGCCCCTGTTGGTGACGCAAGCGGCGCCCGTTACGTCGAAAACTTCGGTGGACCCCTACCGAAGCACTGGAACCAAACCGACAAAAACGCCGGATCGTATAGAGCTGGCATCGTGAACCGTAAAGGTAAACCTGATTTAAACGGGTTCCCCACTCGGATGATTTCGGCCACTGACCACAAGTCTCACTGGATTGAGTACGGGACGGGCGGCACCACACCGACACCGGAGTTTGCGTGCCGGCAGCGCACAGCGACCCGCTTCGGTGCGATGGGCGGCGTTGCTGCCCGTCAAGGCACGGTCAACAAGTCTGGCCGTCGAGGTACGACTGGTCTGTCCATTGGCACCGGCAGAAACCGGCCCTCCGGCCGACCCGGGCGCGCACGGAGATATGAACCTGTGGAGTCGGCAGCATGAGCCGGCCGTTGATGTACAGCCTTGCCGCCCCTGACGGGGTAGAGCTTTTGGTGACATGGCTTGCACCCCTCGACGGGGCGGTCGGGCCGCAACGCTACAGCGGGCAAGGCTTGCCCTATCGGTGGGTCAGCGACGCACCGGGCGGCGCCGACGACAAGGTCACAGAAAGTTCCACATTTTCCATACATACTTTCGGCGTCGACTACTGGTCGGCACGAGAGCAGGCACGGTTAACTCACCGCCGAATGTTGGCGTTGGGGCCTCCGATGGTTGGACAGTATCGCGTCCAACTTGCTGGCGGCCGAACCGTGTTTGTCGACGGTGTAGAAACCGCGGACCCGCCGAGTTGGCAGGACTACGGAGACAACACCGTGCAGCGTTTCGTCGCTCGCTACACCATTGACCTTCGATTCGCAGCAGTGCCACAAGGTTCGTAGCAGCACAAGCCCATCCCAAATAAACACCCTGCGGAATTCCGTGGGCAACACAGATAGGAACACTCATGCCGAATCCATCAACCGGCTCTGCGTGGACCGATGTCTACGGATTCAACCCGCTCGGTATCCGCAAGGGCATCATCGTCAACATCCTGATCCGCGACTACAAAGGTTCCAACACCAACCTGCGTGCGAGCGCAGTGGGAACCAACACCAAAGGTCTGTTCAGCCCCTACGCAATCGACGGGCTGTACCGCACCGACCTGACGGGCGCCAACTTCCCGGGCGGCCGGTTCTACGACGTCGGCGCGCTCTCGGAGGACGGCATTCGCATCACGCCCGACCTGACCGTCGAGGGTGTCCGGGTGGCGCAGGCCCGCCGCGCGCAGCGGTTCGACATCGGTGAAGAGAACGACGAGCTGATGTTCACGTGCCGCGAGTCCAACAATGTGGTCGATGCTCTGCGTTTCGATCTGGCATTGGGTGCTGACCTGCAAGCCGTTGGTGCGACCAACTACACGGTGGTCAAGCCGATGGAAGCCAACATGGTCGAGCGGCAAGCCATCGCGTTCGCCGAAGACGGCGACCAGAGGTTCGCCTACGTGTTCCCGCGTCTTGCACGCAAGAGCGTCGGACAGTCGAACTTGAACCGTCAAGACCCCGACGACCTTGAGCTGACCTACGGCGCTATCCCGTGCCCCTACGCCGACACCCCGGTGTATCTGGTGCGTGACGGCGTCGGCTGGCGCAGCCAGGTCAGCGTGGCAGGAACCCCGCCGACGTCGGGTTCCTGACCTCCTAAACCTCGCTGGGCGGCGGTTTCATCAGATTGCCTTGTGCGTCTGTTGTCGGGCTGGCCGTCGCTCAGCGAGCCCCACCACACAGGTGGGGCTAGCCCTGTTCGAGCCCATGAAAGGACACAGCCATGCCCAATGATCCAGTTTCGGCAGCGAAAGCACGCCGCGAGGTTTCCCCATCGGAAGCCCGCCAGCAAGCCGCCGAGTACCTTGGTTTCACCGCCAGCATCTACATCAAAGTTGATAACGGCGAAGTGTTCGAAATTCCCAACCCGGGTTTGCTTGACGATGATCAGCAGGAACGGTTCGAAGAGCTGCAATCCGAGTTGGAAACCTTCGACCACGACGAGGTTGACGTTCCTATCGTGGAATACACCGTCGAAACCCGCGCCGATGGCAGCACCTACAGCGAGCCCAAAGTTGTTGGCAACCGCACAGAACGGGTGCTGCTGACCAATCCGCACCGCAAAGACGGGAAGCCGGTAAAGCCCCCTTACAACGTGCGGCTGGCTATTGCGCTGTGGGGCCAGGAAGGCTACGAACGCTACAAAGCCGGTGGTGGTCGCTCCAACCAGATCGCGTTAGAGTGGACGCGCATGAATCGCGAATTTTTGGCGAGGGATAACGCAGACCCAAAACCCGAATAGCCGTCGCGTACTTTCGGCGGTTCCCCAGCGAGATCCGACACGACGTGTCCCGATTTCACAGCGGCCGCCATGTACGGGAATGGCATCAGGGGTTGATGAGTAGCAGTGAGTTGCTTGACCTTTTGGAGTTCCTGCCCGAAGAGTCGGCCACCAAAACGGCTGAACGGTCAGGGGATTGGTCATCTCACGAATACCGGGCTGCCCGCGTCGTCAATGAACTGGCGTTGATGCGCTACGAACATGCTGGTGGGCACAAACCCAACTTGGACTTGTCGCCCGGTGAGCAGTTCGTGAAGAAAGAAAAAGATGATTGGCGGGCTAGGCGGCACGCCGAGGTTTCGGCCCAACTACACGGCGAAAGGTGACGTTCTGTGGCTCGCAATGACATCAACCTTTCTATCGGCCTTGACCTAAACAGGATTGATCTGGTCGCCCGCCAGATGCACGACCAGTTGGGTGCTGCCGGCGGCGCTGGCGGGCGCAGAGCCGGCGATCTGTTCAGCAGCGAGTTCGCAAAAGGTATGCAACTCAATGAGAAGCCGATCCGCCGCGCCTACGAGCGGGTTGTTGTTTCCATCAGCAGGCAAACCGAAGCTGAATCGAAGCTCGAAAACCAAACCCGACGCACCGAGGCGGCAGCTCTCCGCTTAGCGGAAGAACAAGCCAATCTCGCGCGAGTGCAAAACGATGCGTCAGCAAGCTCTGACAGGCTCCGCGAGGCGCAGGAACGCGCACGGCTTGCTAGCTCCGAGCATTCATCTGAGATTGCGAAACAGATCAGTTTGCGTTCGCAGTTGACCAGGGCCAACAACGAACATATTGCGTCGTTGAGCGGAGTGGCCGCTGCTCAAGAAAAGGTCATTGCCGACGCTGACTCAAACCTGTCGCTGCTCTCTATCGGTAAGTACATTTCTGCTTTGCGCGCCGTCGCCATCCCCGCATCCTTTGCTATTGGCACATCCATCTTTGTTGAGATTGCAGGCGCGGTCGCACAAGCCACCAAAGCAATCCTCGTTCTGCCTGCCGCGGCTACAGCGGGCGCGGCAGCGGTCGGAACCTTAACACTTGCAACAATGGGCTTTGGCGATGCCATCAAAGATATTGGCGATCCCGAAAAGTTCGCTACCGCCCTACAGAGCCTATCTCCCAACGCGCAGCAAGCAGCCTTGTCCATACAGGCTGTCATGGAACCCCTGAAAGAGCTAAAGAACGCTACACAGGATGCGTTGTTTGCCGATTTCGGCCCGATAATTAATCAACTGGTCAACGAATACCTGCCCACTGTGCAACGTCTAACTGTTGGAGTTGCCGGCGCTTTCAGCGCTCTCGCCAGCGAAGCCTTCGACTCGTTGATGAGCCCACAGGTTTTCGATTCGATCAGCAACACCGTCAACAACATTGTCCAAGCGTTCCAAAACTTGGCGCCGGCCGTCGATCCACTCATACGTGCGTTCACACAACTCACTGAAGTTGGCTCAGGGTTCCTACCAGGAATCGCTAACGCGGCAGTTGATGCAGCTAACGCATTTGCTAACTTCATTGACCAAGCCTCCCGCTCCGGCGAGCTTCAGGGCTGGATACAAGACGGCATAACAGCCTTAGGGTTGATGTGGGACGCCATCTACGCCATTGGTGAAGCATTCATGGCTCTCGCTAGCCACGAATCGCTACCAAGCATCGTTGCCTCGCTGCAAAAGATGGACGAACTCATGCCCGTCATCGCTTTCGGCGCCAAATTAGTCCTGAGTGCTTTTGGCGAAATCGGACTCGCAGTCCAACAAATTGGTGACGCAATGACCAATGTGGAACGACTAACACTTACCTTAGCGCGAGGCATCGAATCAGCGTGTGTCAGAATTGCGGGCGCCATCGACGGGGTTTTCGCCCCGATCAGATTCTTCATTGATCAACTGAACAGAAGTCCCCTGGCACGGTTCCTTGTTCCTGGTGCTGGTGGCATCCCTCAAATACCGTCAGCCGCAGCACTGGGCAACGTCTTCGGCGGTATCGCTGGAAACTTGGAGAGCCGCCTTGATCCGCGCCCCAGCGTTCCCCAAGGGTCGTTCAGACGGCAGGGCGGATCTTCGGGCCGCGGCGCGGGAACCCTTGGCGACGTCGACGGCTCATCGTTCAGCTCATACATGGAACGACTGCGACAGGGCATCCCGGGTTTCCCCTCCGGCGGCTATCCGCTGCCTGCACCGCCGCCGGCTGGCAGTGCAGGCTCGGGCTCGTCGGCAGCACAACCGCCACCGTACTTCGACCCGTCGCTCTACAGCGTTGACTCGATGCCGGTGGCCGGCGGCATCCCAATGCAGTCGCAACTCAAAGCACTCGACGATGCCCTGCTCTCGAATGTGCCGTCCGGCCGCTACGACCAAGTCACCAAGGATTTGACCTTAGGGTTGGCCGACTGCGCCAGCTCCGTTGAAGACCTCGTTAACATGCTCCAAGGGCAGTCCACTGTAGGTGGAAAGTTGACCACGTTCAACGCAGCAGAATGGTTGACGTCCCGCGGCTTTATGCCTGGGCTCGCGCCGGGGGCTTTCAACGTCGGTTTCACCAACACCGGCACCCCGCACATGGAAGCCACCCTCCCAGGTGGAACAAACTTCAACTTCGGCAACAACACCGATGCTGCCGCAGGTGGGCGCACGTCGTCTATGGGCGCCTACTCGCCAAACCTTGAGCAGAAATATCACCTCCCCGTTGTGACGGGCATGATGCCCAACGGTGCGATGCCGGGAGCAGGATATTTCGAGCAGGATCCGCAAGCAATCTTCGACGCCGAGTCCGCGTTGCTGCGTTCCAAAAATGATGTTGAGCAGAAACGGTTAAAGGTTCTGCAGCTTGAGACTGACGGCACAGCTACTCAGCTAGAACTGTTGACTGCTAGAAACAATCGGGACGAAGCAGAGCGCACATATCTGTCTAACCAAGCGAAGTTGTATCAGGCGCAGCAAGGCAAGTTTAAGGAACTTGATCAGGCTGTCACTGGTGCTGCACGGCAAGTCACGTCCAGCATGGGGCAGATCGGCGCGGAGCTGGCCGGCGACTTCGGGTTGTCTGAAGGACTGCCAGGTATCGCCAAATTCCTCACCACGGCATTAGCCAACATGGCGTTCGCGCCGATGATGGGCCAACTGGCTGCGGTGTCTGCCGCCTCACCGATACAAGGTGGACACGGACTGTTCGGAATGATGGGTGCCCAAAACATGGCGGCCGGTGGATCACCGCTCGGGCTCAGTATCCCACCGATGATGCCCGGAGCAGGTGTGCCGCCCATGATGCCGGGACCGGCAATGCCCGGGACAGGAATCCCACCGATGATGGCCGGCCCAATGACGCCTGCGGGCATACCGATGCCGTCGATGATGGGGCCTGCGCCACTCGGTGGTGGTGTGGGAATGCACGGCGCGGCCGGCGGGGCGCCCCCAGGACCGACATCAATGTCTCCGGGCGGCTCCGTTGGCGGCGGCGGCTTCCAAGGCATTGGCGGTCTGCCCCTTGAAGCCGCCATGACCGCAACCGCAGGCTTGGATCTGTTGGCCCCGGGTGCATCGCAGGCAGCGCAAGTAGGTATGAAACTTGCGAATAGGGCAGCCGGCTATGCAGGACAACTTGCCGGCATCGGTGTGGGCGGTTTATTGGAAACATTCTTGCCTAACAACTCTTCAACGGCTGATCCCTCCAAGTCGTGGCTAGGCCGGATCGCATCAGGGGTGGCAGGGGCACGACCTGCGTTGCCAAACACTGCCGGTTCGGCGCCAGCTCAGCCACCGACGCCGCAGCAGGGCGGTGCTGCCGCATCTGGACCGATGGTCAACATTGAGTCGATGGTCAACCAGACACCCGATGGTGGACAAGCGGTGGCCAACCAGATTGGTCGGATGCAGATGAGCGGCTACGGCGCCGGAGGGCCGCGATGATCACCTATCCTCCCGGTGAGATCACCCCCATGGGTGCGCGCATGTTGTTGGACGGCACAGAGCCGCACATCTCGTATGTGTCCTACAACGATTCAATGGTCTTTCATCTGATGGGTCCGATGAGTCCCATGCCTGGTGTACAACCGGGAGTGACTATCGCCGCCGAGTCGATTAAAGGCTTAATCGCGCCGTGGCAGACCTTAGATCAGTCAGGGTCAAACCAAGACGGCGTGACTTTCAATGATGCTGTGTACGGTCCAGCAGAAATTGACATGCTTGTCGAAGTTCATGGGCGCACCCCGGAGGAAACACGTACCGTCATCCGCGATTGGGTTGGGTCGTGGGACGCACACTCTCAGGGCGAGTTGCAAGTCCTGACACCGGAGCAGGGATTGTGGTGGGCACCGGTCAGATGGCTCAAAGCCCCCACCGACGCCATGATGAGGTCATCATCTAACCGCCAACGATTCCTGTGGACATGCAGAGTTGATGACGCTTTTTGGCGGTCCTACGACTCTGTCGGCAGCTTCGAATTCTCCTACGAGGCAACCACAGACACGTTCAACTACGGTTCCTCGAACAGCACCGACTTGGGCGCTAACTGGCCGCTGTATTACAGCGGTGCCGGCGGCGGATACATTTACGCAGACGGCACCCAAGCCCGCTGGCGAGATGACCCAAACGACCAGTTCACGACAAACCCACGCGAAGTTGTTGCGGGCCCGCTCAAGAATTTCTACACATCAAGCAATAACCAAGTCGTCAACATGGTGCTGGGATCATTCCCAGAAGTGTCGTTCCCGCAGTCAGGGTACAACGATCTGTGGGGCCGCATGGGCCGCAACCTCAACGGCACATGGAACGGGTACGGCATACGAGCCCGCATCGGCTTCGGGCTGTTAGAAATCTCCCGGTTCGAAAACTTTGTCAAAACCACCATGACGTCGCGGCCGTTGATCGTCCCTCCGGTCATGGGCGAAAAGTGGACGTTGGTGTGCGGCTTCGAGGGCAATCCGCGGCTGTTCAAAATCCTTCGCAACGGTGGGGAAGTTCTCAGCCACAAAGACACGTCATCGGTTTACGGGCCTACCTACCGGGGCATCGGATTTGGAATGCTCGCCGCAGGTGCGCTCATCACTCAAGCAACACCGGGCAGTGTCCGCAAGATCAGTGCCGGCGACAACACCGCCGTCAGCCAAGAAGGCTACCTGCCACTAACCAACAACGGTGACGTCGCGTCGTGGCCCCGTTACCTGCTGTACGGCCCAGGAACTTTCTCTATCGGCAACGGCCCGGAAAGCTCAGATGTAGTCACCCTTGGGCCGCTGGTCGAGGGCCAAATCGTGTTGATCGAAACCGATCCCCGACGACGATCAGTGATCGACTTGACCCCGGCGGCCCTGGCGGCCAACACCCCGCAGCTCGGGTTGTTTCAACAACTGATCAAAGCGTTGGTGTCGTTCGCGACAAACAACAACACCCCGCCCCTGCTCGAAGAGTTCGAGTCGCTGTTCGGTATCGCACCGCCGCAAGGAAATCTGTTCTCCTACATGTCGGGCAGATTCACGGCACCACTTCCTGCGCGCCCATCGGGGGCAACACCGGTGACGTCGCAAATCCTTGTCCGTATTGATGACGGCACAGCCGACAGCAAGATCGTTGGCGCAGTTACCCCGCGGCGCAAATGGCCTTTATAAAACACACCCTCTTCATGGTCCGCGGCACCGGTTCTCGCGGCTTCCAGCAGTTGCTCGGCACAGAAGCCATCGAGACAGCTGGCCACTACGAAAACGGTGTCGGCAGGCGGCTTGATCCCGACGTGTGGGACATCGTTGATGTCGGCTACCCCGGTGACGCCATGACCATTCAGTCCTTCCTACAAATGGATCAGACTGCCACTCAAGGCTTCGACAACCTGAAAGCCCTCATTGAGCAGTTACCGCCCGGACGCAAGTTCGCGATGGCAGGCACCAGCCAAGGCGCCATCGTTGTCTCGCGCATCTACGAGGAAATTCGGGGCGGCTCACTAGCTGACCGCGATGAAGATTTGTTGGCCGCCGTTGTCTTCGGCAATCCTCGTCGCTACCCCGGCTGGTCAATACCAGGCGGATCAAGCCCTGGCGGCGCCAACAGTCGCGGCGCTTACGGCAGCGACATAATGGCCCAACCAGATTCGCGCTGGTGGGACTTCGTCAACACAGGCGACATCGTTGCCGACTGCCCGTTCAACACCAACGCCGGCCGCGCGCAAGAACGTGTATTCGACTTCTTGCAGCAGGACTACTCGGGCCTCGTTGATTTCATTGAAGAGATCGTTGAGCAGTTCGACGCAGGACTCTTCCAGGGATTGGCGTTGGCCCTCGAAGACATTGAAGACTTGGCTTCACTGCTCTTCCAAGCAATGTTGATGGCTGCGGCTGTTCCGCTGGCGCAGGATCCTGTTTTGAACAACAGCCCCCACGTCCAATATCACTGGACATACACCAACCTGCCCGGTAACACCACAGCGTCAGCTGTCGACTTGGCCGTCAACTATCTGACCGAAGTGGGGGAAGCGGCGTTGCCGCCCGCGCCCATCCTGTCGCGCCAGCGCAACGAAATACGGTCCTTGCGGCAAGCACTCAAAGGCGACGGCTACGAAGCCATCAGCGAAGCAAGCATGGTCGTCAGCCGACGTGCCTCGGAGGCACCTGAGATTGTCGTGACGGTATACGACAAGTTTTGGCGCCCCATCGCCGAAGCCGGCGACTACATCGAATTAACTGCCTCTAAACCGCGCAACAAAATTCCCGTGTTGATGATGACACTGAAGGGCTCCGATCCTTTAGTGCCCATCATGCGTAACTGCCGTAACGAAGTTATCGGCATCACAGTGGAAACAGGTTCCATTCGATGGGCTTACACCGTCGAAGAAGCCAGCATGAAACTCGATGACGGCCAACGCACACTGCAAATAAAAGCCCACGGACTGTTCGACTATCTTTCTTACTTGCTAATTTGGCCCAATTTTTTGCTGCCCATCCAGACACAAATACCAAACCGGGCAGTGTTTGTGGGACCCATTGTCAGCGTAATAAACGTAATGATTGCCGAGCAGGCATTTCGTTTGCAATCCGGTTTGTGGGAACTGCTCAACAATGCTGCTTCCCTCAACTTCGATTGGCGGGCCTGGTTCGGCACGGTCCTACAGTCTCGCGGCAATTTCTTCGACATGCTCCACACACCGCTTTACGTGTGTCACGTCAACCCGCTAACAGACGGCAGCCCTCTCGTCGCTATCACCTCGCGCATGGAAACAGTAGCAACAGTTTTAGATAAGTTAATTACCGGCTACGGCGTCACTGTCGAGGTAGAGCTGTGGCTGCCCGGAGATCCCCAACCTGACAGCGCAGCACGGCTCTCAGTACCCACATACGTCGTCAGAGTCACCGACCGGTCAAACGTCACCGGCCCGACCGGAACCATCATCGACTCAGTCATCAAACAGCTAGTCACCCTCGAAGGGTCCGTGTTCGGGAATGCTCTAGAGCCATTCCTGAACCCTGACGGCGTCTACGCCCCGGACGGCGTGTTTATCGCCCCAACGGTCGGGGTGGACTATGTGACACCATGGACAATTCTCATTGACCACCCGCGTGGGCCTTTGGAACGCTTCGAAATTGTTGACCACCACCCACAGGGTTGGCAAATCGTCATTGGTGGCCGTAGCCCCAAATGGCTCAACGATCTGATCAATGCAACCACGTCGTGGATTCTCGATTCTCTAATGATTGTTTTGGGTCTTACTGGTGTGCCCTCTAACCTGCTAGACGGATTGTTCAATGATGTGCTGCTCAGTTTCCAGTTGACGCAAAACTTTGAACGCAGAAACAGCATGGGGCCTTACGGCAAGCCAGAAAAATTCGTAGCAACCGGGGCAGCGCCGTACAATATCGACGCTTTGTTTTCATTTATTACCGCGATGTGGGATTCGCGCGGCTATCGGTCAGCCATCGCGCATTTCAGAAACGGATACCCCTACGCTGTCGGCCGCGACATATTCCCGGGCGCAATGATGTCCATTGCTGAAAGCGGCGTGTTATACACCGACTACATCGAATCAATCATCATCACCGACAACAGGCAAGAACGAGCCAAAGTCATAGTACAAATCGGTGACGGCCAAGCAGAAGAAGCACCCATAGCCCGCTTCCAGCGACTCATCACCGGCATACAGGAAACCATTAACGTCCTCACGCTGGCCCCGCAATAAAGGAGAAACTTAATGGCATCGTGGACAACGGACGACGACCAGTACTACATCTGGAACGGCGAAGTTCGAATCCCGCGCACGTTCGACCCGGCATCAAAAGCTGCTGTCATCATGCTCGGGCCGCCCGGTGGCATCGCCCAAATCCCAGCACTGGTCAAAGGCGATCCCGGCCGGCACGCCGAGATAGATCCCACAATCGTCTTCAACGCTCTGGAATGGGACGACCCGACCGCTGATTCCGCGACCTGGACGACGGTCGTCCCAGGATCCGATGAAGTATCTCCGGTCTACCGGCTAACCTTAAACCTCCACAAAGGCGAGCCCGGTGTCGAGGGCGGCACCACCGTACTGTCCGCTGACGATCTCGTCGGTGCTGCTACTGACGGCTACGTCCTCACAAAAAGTGTTGGCGCCAACACAGTACGGTTCCAGCCGGTAAAGGTCGGTGACCAGTACTGGCCGGCATCCATTTCCAACACCACGGGCGCCGATGGAAGCAACCGCACCTTGGCAACCGTCAGCATCGGCGCTCAACCATTCGACTACCGCCTGCGGGTGTTCGGGCAGTGCATCATCTCCGGGACCGCCAACACGCGGGTGGATGTGCTTGCCCGGTTAAACAATGCCATCTCGGGTGACATTGTCGCCAGATCATTCGGTCAGGTCGGACCCAACCCGCCACCAAACGTGTTGGTTTCTGGGGTGCCAGCAGGTTCGGCCTCAACGGTGGGCAAGGTGTTGGCTGGTCAATCCGCGGTGGTTTTCCTGCGCGCTGAGCAGCAAGCGTCCACGGCCGACGCTTACACAACGTCTGCATCCTCAACGTCGTTCATGGTTGAAGTTGCGCCTATTGCAGCGGCGGCAGCCGCCGGCTCGTGACCCAACCCAACTTCGGGCAGATAAACCCGTCGCCAACAATTCACAATCCGCCGCCGCCGGTTAAGCCCGCATCACCGGAACTTACCGCGCAGCGCATCGGCCTTATCGGTTCGGTCATACTGGATTTGGTCTTGGCTCAGGTCGCGTTAGCTTTAGGTAACATCACGATCCTCGGGCAGAAACCCTTCGGTTTCTTGGCCGAGTGGGGCCGCGATTTGCAGCAGCGGGCCTTGGATGCCTACAACAACGCCGGCTACGCGCAGTCTGCTGCCAACTTTGCGAACAGCCAGTTAACCATTTTGACTGGCGGATCCTTGGCAACCGAAGTTGACGGCGGAATTGCGCTAAACGACCAGTTCAACGGAGGCTCTGCCAACACGTTGGGGGCTTCGTGGAATAGGTTCTCCGACGGATCCGGCAGCGGCAACTTCGGACCCAACGGGACCGGTCGAGCAGTGTGGAAAACTTCTGGCGGCCTCCTGCGCCGACACGTCAACGTGTTCACGACACCTTTAGCGACGTCGTATCAAGCAGTGTTTTGCATCATGTCCCTGCCAGCGCAGTCACCGTATCTCGGCTCTGATGCTTACATCTACTTGATAGCCCGCTGCAACAGTGATGGAAGCGATTTCGTGTACGCGCGGATCGGCAACAACGATGTCGCTGTCGGCAAGCGCGCGGGAGGAACGTTTTCCAATCCTTGGCAGACTGTTGCTACAACCACCAACCCGGGCGATCAGTGGACATTCCTCGCGGGCACCGACACCAACACACGACAGTTCATTGTCAAACAAAACGGTGTAGCCCGCCTAACGGTGACTGATTCAACGTCGTCAGCGATGGACTCCAATCACCGCTACGTCGGCTTAGGTGCCCTCGCCGGCGACCGCGGCATTCTCATCATTCCGTTTCTTGATCAGACCACACCTGGCGAAATTGATTTGTGGTCTGCCGCCGACCGTCTACCGACATCAATCTAAGGAGCCCCTATGCCTGTGTCGTTGAATCGCAAACCTGTGCCGTTGACTGCGTGGCACTTATCCGACCAATCCCAAATGCTCGACGCTCTCGGCTTTTTAAGTGGTGATGGCTGGCGCGGCGCAATCAGCTTCAATCCTCACTCTGAAGAGTGGCGCCTTGAATTGAACGCAGACAACCCCGACCGTCATGTGGTTGCACACAGCGGCGAGTGGCTGGTCGTAGACCTCGGTTTACGACTGCTCAACGAGTCACAGTTCAACCAAAACTATGAGGTGGCGCAATAGTGGCGATCATCAACTTCACCGTCAACTACGATCTGCTGGCTAGTAATACCGATTCCGGCGATGACGGTGTCGACGCAGACATCATCCCGTTGATTGGTTCGGTGCTGTTTGAGCCCGTCACCGCTGATGATCGAGCTGTCCTGGCCCCGTCCTATTCGCCTCGCCCGGCTGGGTTCAAACTACGGAGTTTCACCGGGTTCATTGATGTCGACGGCAGGTTGAAGTCCGCTCGTAGTGGTGCTGTCGGTGTTCGGTTGTGGGCCAACGACCCAGTGCTGGAACTTGAGCGCTTGACATACAAGGTCACCTTTTCGCTGACAACTCCCGTGGGGGAGCAGGTTCGGGTCGACGGCGGTTACTTTGAAGCCCCCGAAACTGATGTGTCTATCAACTTAGCCAACGTCCTTCAGTCGAGCGGTTTACCTTCTCCGTCTGTTATGCAGCCGCAGCTGGTTTACAGCAACGAAATTGTTGACTCGACAGCGGTCGGACAAGGACTTATGACCGCCGCTACTGCGGCGGCGGCTAGGACGACATTGGGGGCGACTGCTACAGGCAACTCGTTAATCATCGCTGCCGACTCGGCCGCTGCAAGGGCAGCAGTCGGTCCTGGCGGCGTTGACTTTATCGGAAACCCAACGACCATAAAAACGGCTGCCTATACCGCTGCTGTTGGTGACATTGTGCGGGCCGATGCCACTGCGGGTGGTTTCACAATCTCGCTACCTTCGGCACCAGCTTCCGGGTCAACGATTGTTGTCAAAAAGGTCGACGCCACCCGCAACACCGTGCTGGTGCAGCGCACCGGAAGCGACACGTTCAATACGGCGACAACTGGCCCTTCGTGGCTGCAACTGTCGCTACCGGGCCAGAGCGTGCATCTGCGCTACGTTTCGGGTGTCTGGATCGTGCTGACTGATTCGTTTGCCCCGGCGGCGATCAACGATTACTACGATTCAGTTCGGGCCAGCCTGACCAACAAAACACTTCTTGATGCGCGGTTCGATCAGCTAGACGATGTGAACGGCAACCCGGTCATCTCGGCCAATCCGACAGCTAACGCCACCGCACACATTCAGATCACCAATGCGGCATTCCCGAATTCTCCCACTATCCGAGCAACCAGCACCATCGGTGCGAGCGCCAACCTGCAACTGCGCCCCACGAATGGAAGCGTGGCCGCGCTGGCGACTGGCGGCCAGCCGGCATTCGTGTTCACTGCCCAAGCAAGCCCGGTGAACTATCTCGAGTCGACCGCCACGGCTACCGGTGCTGCGGTGAAGATCGCGGCGAAGTCCTTTACCGACACCAACGTCAACTTGAACCTTGAAAGCCAAGGCGCCAGCGGCGTGGTGCAGGCCAACGGCGTTCCCGTGGTCACCACGACCGGCACCCAGACGGTCACGAACAAGACCATCACGGCCGCCACGCTGGACGGGGCGACGGTAGTGCCCAACGCTGCCACGGTCGACTTCTACAACACCGCAGACCAGACCACCAACTTTGAGCGAGTCCGCGCTACTTGGGCCACGAATCTGTTTTATCTCTATACGGAAAGAGGCGGCACCGGCGGGTTGCGCAGCATCGTGCTGCAAGCCGGATTCCGCGTCTATCCGGCATTCCAGGGTCCGACTGTCGGTTATGTGCAGATCAATCCTTCATCCGGCGCTGACACCGCAACGCAGCTAGGAGTCAACGGCGGCCAGGGCGCGACTTCGGGCCGACAGTACGGCGTCTCGATCTCGCCTACCGTTACCCAAACATCAACTGCGGGCTATACCCAACTGCTGATCAATCCGACAGAGTCGACCGTCGGATCAGGCACCAAGCTTCTTATCGACGCGCAGGTAGGTGGGGCGTCGAAGTTCCGGGTCGATAATGCGGGCACTGTGTCGGTCAGCGGCACCGCTGCGACGATTAGCTCGGGCACAGGATCGCCGGAGAGTGTAGTGACCGCGCCGGTCGGTTCGGTCTATACGCGCACTGATGGCGGCGCAAATACGACGCTGTACATCAAAGAGTCCGGCTCCGGTAACACTGGCTGGTCAGCAGGCGGTGTCGGCCCGACAGGTGCGACCGGCGCCACGGGTGCCACGGGTGCGACCGGTGCCACTGGTGCGACCGGCGCCACTGGTGCTACGGGCGCTACAGGTGCCACGGGGGCCGCGCCGGGAAACGTGGTCACTGTCTCCACCCCCAGTAGTGGCCGTTGGCTTCATTCCGGTGGTGGACAAAACTCAACATTTGGCACTGGTTTGGGTTTCATGCGAACGGCCCGTATCTACGTCCCTGCAACGCTCACCTTTAACGCGATCAGTTGTGCTGTCAGTGGTGGTGGGACAACGGGCGCTGTGCTACGGCTGGGCATTTACAACTCCGACAGCAATGGCGTTCCTTCAACGTTGGTACTGGATGCCGGAACTGTCGATGCCACATCAACTGGCGTGAAAACGATCACCATTAGCCAAACCCTAACGGCTGGGATGTATTACCTGACGCTGGTATCTCAAACGGCAACGTGCACGGTGCGATCCGACAGCTTTATCGGCGGCTTTCACACCTATTCTTCACAGTCGTACAACCTGGGACAGGGCAACGACAGTTGGAACTTGTCGGGAGTGACCAGCGCACTTCCCAGTAGTTGGGGCGCGGAATCTGGCTTTTCAATAGTCGCCAACTCTCCAAGAATTATGTTAGGGACGGCATAAATGGCAACAGTGACGGTTTACGGGTTGGGCGGCTACGACCCGTCCATGCCGAACGGCAACATCGTTGAACAGTACGACGACGGTCAACCAGAACCACTGGACCCGTCGCCGGATGTGCAAGCCCTTGCAGAAGCACTGTCGGCGCTGCCAGCCGCAACATTAGATGCACTCAAGCAGGCTCTAGGGATCGGTAGCTAAACCATGGGACGCATATTCACTGGCGACTTCTCTACGCGGGACTTCAAGCAGTGGGATGTGATCCAGAACACGGTCGCCAAGGACTACTCCGAAGGCACCGCCACCTATAACGGCTACTTGCAGTACCCGCTCCAGGTGGTAAATGAGGACCGGGACTGCGGCTACGCCGCTCGGGTGGAAGTCAGACCCGGCGACATCAACATCACCGTAAACGAGCGCTGCGAAATCGCTGACGATCCCCGCGCCATCAACGTGAGCCGGTGGGAAGCGTTCAGCGTCAAATTTGACACAACGTTTCCGCTGAACTCAGCGGTTGATCACGGGTGGGGCGTGACCAACCAGTGGCCCGACGCTTCCGCATTGGCTTTTGGATTCGGCAATCACCAAGACGGTCATAGCCCATCAGGCACCTGGACGCTGATGTACAGCGACCTTTCCGATGCGCCTAACTCTATCCGGCGGCTGCTTGATGTGCCGATGAATCGCGGCCAGTGGATTGATGTGAAGATGCACGTCGGCTGGTACGACACCGCAGGCGCCGGATTCGTGCGCGTCTGGATCAACGGCGCCCGACAAACCCTGCGCTACAACTCCACCAACTGGGCATCAGCAACGACGGGGCAGACGTTCACCGGGAAGACCGTGCTGAATAACACGTCGGGCACGTTTTTCTACAAGTGCGGCTTGTACCGGCAGGCAGGTGTGTCCTATCCGACTGGGATCATTCACCACGCCAACTACCGCATCGCCGACACCGAAGATGGCTTGTAAGACCGCCGCCGCCGCGGTGATCGTGGTCGTGGCGTGGGCCGTGTTCGTCTATGCCGCCATCGGAACGCTGTGCGACGACCTTCCCGAATGGGCATGAGCATGATCTCCGACACCCTGACCGCAGTCGGCATCTTTGCAGTGACTGCGGTGCTGTCGGCTGTGGGTTTTTACTACTGGTAAGGAGAATTTAGATGCCCTGGACACCGAAAAGCCCACTGGACGTTTCCGACTACTTCATCGACTGGTCTAAGTTTCTGCCCACCGAAGAAACCATTGCGTCGGTAAGTATCACAGCCACCGCAGGTTTGACCGTTGGTGCGACGGGTTTCACCGACAAGGTTGCTCGCGCCCGACTCTCCGGTGGGACAGCCGGCAACAGGTATGCGGTCACATGCGTGATCACAACGAGTTCTTCGGAAACGTTTTCGGTAACAAAGAATCTGTTCGTTCGCCCCCGCGTGGAGCCGTAATGGCTTTTCGTTCAAACAAAGGAGATGAGTAAAATGGCTGCACCAGGAGCATGGACTTTGGTCAACGGCGCCCGCGAAGATATTTTGAACGGCACCTTCGTCGTCGGATCTGGCTACAAAGTGGCACTCGTTACATCGTCAAGCAACATCAGTGCGTCGTCATCGACGTTCGCAGGTGTCACCAACGAAGTCGCGAACGGCAACGGCTACACCACGGGCGGCGTCAGCGTTACCTTGTCGCAGAGCGGCACAACAAGCGTGAACGTGTTTTTCAGTGCCAACCCCGCGTGGACCGCATCGGGCGGTTCGATCACGGCAAGGTGGGCTGTGCTGTACAAGACCGGCTCGGATGTGTTGGCGTTCAGCTTGCTGGACAGCGCCCCCGCTGACGTGGTCGTGGCTGCTGGCAACACGCTCCAGATTAACAACACAGTATCCAATCCCGTGTTCACGATGGCTTAAATCCTGCTCACTGAGTCCAGGTTTCTGCCGATGATGGGAGTAGGTCACTGATGGCCGTCGCATACGATGCGAAGGGACCAGGGCAGTACAACACCGTCGCTCCCGGAAACCTCTCGTTTAATCACACGCCCGCCACGTCGGGCGTCGATGTATTCCTCTTCATCCTTGTAGATCGTCAGGTAACCCCGTCAAGCGTCAACTACGGCGGCTCGGCAATGACCCTGGTTGGAAGCCGAAACTGCAACAACGATGCAGCTAAAGGAATCCTGTTCGTTTATCGCAAATCCGGTGTCACTTCTACGTCTGCAACGGCAGTAACCGCCACCATCGCATCGTCATGGTGGGCGGCTAACACGGTTTCGTACACCGGAGTCACCAGCGTCGGCACTTTGCAAGTTGCCTCTGGATCATCGACATCACTCTCGTCGGATTCAATCACTGCATCGACCGGACAGATGATCGTGTGCGGCCTTGGCGCAGGCGACATACAAGGTTACTTTTCCGGCAACACCAAGGCGTCCATTAGTTCTGCAACCGGTGGAACAAACCGAACGCTCATCACAAACACTCCTAATGCAAACTGTGCATGCCTAGCAATCAGCGATTCAACTTCTACGGCAACATTCGGCGCAACGATTAGTATCGCTAACGCATGGGCATCAGGCAGTGTTGTTCTAAGTTCAGCGACGACAACAACGCTGACACCGGCTGGCGCCAGTATCACGGTCACCGGAACTGCGCCGACACTGGTCACTGAATCAGTACTTACCCCGGCTGCCGCCACCATCGCAGTCACCGGCAGGGCACCCAAGCTCGACATCATCGTCACCCCACCCGGTGGCAGCTTGACCGGGGCGCTCATCACCGTCACCGGATCTGCTCCGACGTTGACCATGTCACTGGTGACGACAGGGGCCACGGTCACGATCATCGGCGGCACACCGTCTACCGCCGGGGTATCGGTAATCACTCCCGCAGCAGCGGCGATCACCGTGACCGGCACCGCTCCGACACTTCTGCTGTCGACGGTCCCAGGATCGGCAACCCTGCCGGTTACCGGCGGCACACCGGTCCTGATTGCGGTGACTGTACTCAGTCCTGCTTCCGCTGCGGTAACAGTGACCGGTGGAACACCTGTCGTCATCAACCCCATAGATCTGGAACCCACTGCGGCGTCAATCACCGTCATTGGGGGCACACCTGACGTACTGTTACCCATTTTTCTCAGCCCAGCCAAAGCCGACATCCGGGTTACTGGTGGAACTGCCACCTTGGCTGTCGCGGTGTATCTGACACCGATTCCCACTATCCGGGACATCTTCGCCGTGCGGCCAGAAGAACGAACCATTGTGGTTTCAGGTAGCCGCACTCTAATTGTGAAACCTGCAAGCCGAACCATCCAAGCGTAGGAAATGGACATGTCAGCTAGCTACGGGCTGCCTGCGGGCACGCAAATCTTTTACGGCGCCCCCGGATTCCCGCAGTGGGTGTATCAGCTTGGCGCTGTGTTCAACGTTCAAGCGTCGACATATCCGGGGCATCAGGAAGGGTCTCGGGCCGAAGCGGGGTTCGCCCCCAACCCGCAGCGCCAGAACCGGGGCATTGACTGGGTCGGTACACCTGACGCGATGGATAAGTTTGCGACGTATCTGCTGTCAATACGCAGCCATCTTGAGCAGGTGATCTGGGAGCATCCGCAGACCCGCAGACGTGTGGGTGTGGCCGGCGGCGACGATGTCACCCACACCGGTTATTACGCAGCGGACTACGGCGGGCACCGCGACCACGTTCACACTCGCCAATCAAAGCCGATCCCACTGCCGGGTTACTCCAGTGGTATCCAAGCGGCGTCGACGGGCTGGACCGGCGATCCGCTGTGGCTGGCCGACGTGCTGCACGCCGCTGAACCGAAGCTGCGGGTTCGTGAACTGGACGGCTGGCAGCAGACCGGCCACGGCGACTTCCGCTCCATCTGGGGTGTGATGATCCACCACACAGGCAACGCCCGCGAGACCGCTGAATCCATCAGGCGTGGCCGCCCCGATCTTCCCGGCCCACTCAGCAATCTGCACATCGCCCCGAACGGAGAAGTGACCGTCGTCGCGGCGGGTGTGTGCTGGCATGCGGGCGCCGGGGACTATCCAGGTCTACCCGCCGGCAACGGCAACTGGCATCTAATCGGCATTGAATGCGCGTGGCCGATGGACACCACCATCACCCCTGCCACCGCGGGCCGCGAACCCTGGCCCGACGCGCAGATGGACGCAATGGTGGGCAGCGTTGCCGCAATCCTGTCGCGGCTCGGGTTCGACTCGTCACGGGTGATCTCCCACAAAGAGTGGGGCGGTCGCGCCCAAGGCAAGTGGGACCCAGGCGGGGTGTCCATGAGAACCTTCCGCGCTCGGGTCACCGAAGCCCAACACAACAAGTATTCACCGACTGGCCCAACCGGGACGATCACGACAGGAGTCGAAGACATGGCATCCGTACCGCAGGAACAGTGGGACCGCGTCTACCGCGAGTTGACCACCAAGCTGCCGTCGCGCTCCATCTACCGCACACCAGGCGAAGGCGCAATCGACACCACCACCGGCATGCTGCTGAACGTCGACGCGATGGCCCACGCCGAACTAGTGGAGCGGCTGGCACGCCAAGGTGACCGCGATGCGGTGATGCGGGTGGCCCGCACCGCCGCCGGCCAAGGCGCTGTGAAGGACCGCCAAGCCATCGCCCAGGCGCAGACCGTGCTGGCCGACATTGAGCGCACCAACCCCACCATCCTGCAAGAATTTTTAGAGAAAGGCTGACCACCATGTTGTCTCCCAGAATCAGGCAAACCGCTTACGTTCTCGGCACCGTAGCCACCAGCGTTGTCACACTGTTGGCGCTGTGGCGGGGCATCGACACGAACACCGCAACCGCTCTCGGCAACGCCATCACAGGTGTGCTGGGATTGCTCGGCGTGGGCGCCAGCGCCACCGCTGGGGTGGTGCTGTCACGGCAGCGCAAAGAAGGAGTTCTGGAAGCACAGTCCCCGGTGGATCAGGCGATCACCGCGATCAACGCCACGGTAGCCCAGGTTCAGTCCGCGTCAGCCGATCTTGACCGGGTCAAGGTCGCAGTCTCCGACGTGTTCGGATCGTTGCCGGTTGTCGGCCCGCTGGCGCAGCAGGTCATCAAATCGGTCGACATGCGGTGACGCAAATCCCGAACCCGGACAGTTGGATGGACGTGGTGACCATCCTGGCTGCGACGGCGATGGTCGCCATCCCGTCATGGTTCGCGCACCGAAACCACAAAGACCTGAAAGAAGTCGTCTACCAGACCAAAAACAACCACGACACAAACCTACGAGATGACATCGACAGAGCCATCAGGGCTGTGGAACAACTCGGCCACGATGTGCGCGGCATACGCACGGACCTTGCCGCTGAAGAAGACCGCCGCCGCACTCAGGTAGCGGAACTCGAGGACCGACTGGAAAAGTTCAGTCGGCACCAATAAGGGAGAACGTGTGTCTCTTGCAAACCGTCTACATACGGTCGTAGTAGCCCGCTCAAACCGTGGGTGTGTCACATGCTTCTGGTTGGAAACGCTACCCAAAGCAGACCGCAAGGCATTCGATGATTGGGTCACTGAGAAGCACTCACTCGTTCAGTTGTGGGAAATCTGCGCCAGCGAAGAAAACCCCTTAAAGGTCAGCGTCAGCGGACTCCGCAATCATGTCCGACACCATCAGGCAGCCGATGACGCTTGAAGACCGCCTAGAAGACCTGAAGGCTTACCCGCAAGCCGAAGAAACCAAGTACCAACCCAAAACTGAATTCGACGGCACCACCGGATACCTACAGACCGGGGTGCTGAAAGAACCGCCCGCCGACTACAACGAACTGCTATCCCAATTCGGATATAACCCTGACGTTGTGCAGATCGTCGGGCATCCCCGCATATCGAAGTGGCAGCAGCGAGCCCGCATACGGGGAACCAGCGACTACGAAACGACGTGGCTGACGGCGTTCAAATTTCAGATCGCCGCCAAGGGCTCAGCATCAGCCCCGGCTGATCTGGAAGCCATCGTTGCTCGGGCCAAGAAACAACCCAAGGTGGGGACCGGGCCGCACTGGTTCACCTTCATGGCCGGCGATCTTCAGATAGGCAAACGCAGCCGTGATGGAGCGACCGAACAGATCGTGGAACGCTACATGCAATCCGTTGACGCAGCGGTCTAGGAGTTCAAGTCACTGAAACGCCACGGCGTTGAAGGCATCCAGATTTGCATGCCGGGGGACTGCATTGAGGGTTGGGTGTCTCAGCAGAGCCGCAACCTTGTTCTGACTGACCAAGCGATCACCGAACAGTGTCGAATCCTGCGCCGATTGATGATGCACACGGTGGAACAATTCGCGCCGCTGGTTGATCAGGTGTTCCTAGATGTTGTCGGGGGAAACCACGACGAAAGCCAGCGGGTGCAGAACACCTGGCCGGGTGACAACTGGGCCTGCGAATCGGCCATCGCAGTGTCCGACGCCCTAACCCTGAACCCCAGCGCATTTGGTCATGTGACGGTTCGGGTGCCTGAACGGTGGTCAGGGTCGATGACAGTGCCCGTGGGAGACACCGTTGTCACCGTCATCCACGGACACCAGTGGAGACCAGGACAAGCATTCAAGTGGTGGAGCGATCAATCATTGAACCTTCAGCCAGCAGGGGCCGCGCAGATATTGCAGCACGGCCACTACCACAGTTGGCAGGTTGAAACCACTGAACACAAAACCCGAATCCAGACAAGCACCTATGACTGCGGGTCTGACTGGTATCGGGAGAAGCGCGGATCAACTAACCGCCGGGGCGGTCTCGTTTACCTTTTGAACGCGGGGAGTGTGTCACGGATGTCTCTGCTATGAAACACGGCGATGTGGCGTGGCTAACGTTGGCGGCTGGCATTGTCTTGTATGAAGTGGCGGCGCCCAAAGGCGAACTGCTTTCCGAAGCCGTCGACCGTTACCGCCGCCGCCATCCGGTCATCACCAATGGCACAATCTTCTACATCGCCATGCACTTGTTGCGGCAATGGCCCAAGCGCATAGATCCGCTGCACCAGATTGCGGTCAGGGCTTCCCGGTGATCAGCCCAGCAGATCGGCTGCGGAACGCCATCCAGAAGCTGCTCAACGCCGAAGGGGACGGCTTTATCGTCCAAGAGTTCGTCTTGGCGCTCGGGCTGCAACGCATCACACCTGACGGGGCTGTTGAATCCACCGCGTGGGTGTGGGCACCGGCTGAACAACCGGAGTGGCAGACCGATGGTCTGCTGCAAGCTGCGTCCGAACTACGCGAAAGTTCAGACATCGACACCGACTAGCGGTCGACCCATTGCTGCAAGAGTTCGCGCACCACTTCGGACACGTTGGTGTGTTCGTTCTCAGCCCGCGCTAACGCCGCATCCCACAGTTCATCGGGCACGCGGACGTTACGCAGCGTCGTTCCGGGCGGCATTACGCGCCGACGACCATATCGACGCAGTCGCACTTGCCGCAGGGGCGCTGCTTAAAGTACTTGCCATTATGGGCTGACAACGTGTGGCCGCAATGCTTACATGCAATTCGCTCTGCAAGCTCGGCTCTCTTCTGATCCAGTATGGGTACGTTGATGCCTTCGGAAATATCGGCTGCCGCTTCCAGTTGGCGGGCCAACATCCGCGCTTCGTGGGTGCTTAGGCATACGCCTTCAACGGTGACTGTGGCAACTTGACCTTGACGCCGTGGCGCATGCACATCGACGCGAACAACGGCGTCGTGCCAGTGGAATGGCATGTCCGGTTTGCAGTTGATGCACTTCGGGTCTGGTGTACCGACGATCATTTCGATCCCCTCCTGTAGATGTACCTACAGGCTAGCACGATGTACCTACAGCGCAAGTACTTTGCTGTTACTGCTTCCCCACCTTCGGGTGGGGAGCTTTAGTCGTTTCCGGGGTGTGGCCCTGGGCCACACCTAAACGTGTTCCAGCAGGTCGCGTGGGGTACTGTGGGGCACATCCCAAAACAAGAACTAGCAGTTCAGGGGCCAAAATGGACGTTAAAAGATGGGGTTCGAATCCCCTTAGCTCCACCAGAAACACGCAGGTCAGACGGCATAAATCGGGACGGGATAACGTAGGGCCACACACCCTGTCCACATTGGACGCTAGGCTCCCGTTATGAGCGTCCGCATCCGCACCCGCGCCGATGGCACGTCCTACAGCCAAGTGCGCTACAGGCACCAAGGCCGACAGGGATCAGTGTCCTTCGATGACCACTCGGAAGCCTTAGCGTTCGACAAGCTCATCACCAAAGTCGGAGCGGTCAAAGCCTTGGAGATCACCCGGATCGTCGTTGCCCAAGAGCAGGGCACCACAGTGGGTCAGTGGCTCACTCACCACATCGACCACCTAACTGGGGTGCAGCCCGAAACCATTACTAACTACCGCCGCTATGCGGCCAAGGATTTCGGCGCCATCGTGGACATCCCGCTGGCTGCTCTCACACCCGACGATGTGGCCGGCTGGGTGCAGTCCTTGCGGAATTTAGATGGCAGCCTGCCTTCGGGGAAGACAGTGGCCAACAAACATGGCTTCCTTGCCGGGGCGCTGGCGGTGGCCGTGCAGCGGGGGCACCTGAAATCAAATCCGTGCGACAACGTTCGGTTGCCGCGCTGGGATCGCGCAGAAATGGTGTTCCTCGAGCCTGACGAGTTTCAGTTGTTGCGTGCGGAGATTCCCACCCATTGGCGGGCTCTGGTTGATTTTTTGGTGATGTCGGGCTGCCGTTGGGGTGAAGCCACGGCGTTGCGTCCGCAGCACGTCAACCGGAAAGCGGGAACGGTGCGGATCGTCCAGGCGTGGAAAAAAGCCGAAGGTGGCGGCTACGAGCTAGGTGTTCCAAAGACGAAGAAGTCAGTGCGAACCATCAACGTGCCGGGCTGGGTGATTGACCAACTGGATCTCTCAGGAGAATTCGT